AGATAATATTAAAAAATGAGGAGGGAGACGAAGTTCCAATGAGTACGGATGATTTTGCGGAATATAGACACGATGTTGGTAAAAATCCATTCAAATATAAAGGTGAAACTATAGTAGGATTTGCGGATTCACCATTTAGAAATTTCAGAACTGAGGGTGATAAAGATTTTTTAATTGATGCAATGAGGGCTAGATTAGGTCCCGCATTTGATGATTTTAGAGAGGCGATTAATAACGGGTCAATTTTTTCCATAATCACCGCAAGAGGACATAATCCAAACACTTTAAAACAAGCGGTTTATAATTATATTATAGACGGATTTAATGGTATAGATAAAGACGAATTAATCAAAAATTTAAAAAAATATAGGACGTTTGTTGGTGAAGAAGATATGAGTGATGATGAATTAATTAAATCATATTTAGAACTTTGTAAGTTCCACCCTGTTACTTTTGGAGAAGGAAGTGCTGCAAACCCTGAAGAATTAAAAGTTGTTGCAATGGACGAATTTGTTTCTTATATAAAAGGAATTGCTGGTATACTTAATAAAAGAGCATTTGTTAAAAATGATATATCTAATAATTTTATACCAGAACAACCTAGTATTGGATTTTCAGATGATGATATTAAGAATGTAGAAGTAATTAACAAACACTTTAAAAATAAACCAGATAATATAGTTAAGACATATTCTACTGCTGGAGGAGCTAAAAAGGAATATAAATAAAGAATAATTTCTCAAAAACAAAAGTAAATAGAAATATTTTTAACAAGACTATATTTATAGATATAAACAACTAATAAAAAACAAAAATTAAAATAACATGGCTGATTTATTAATGAAAATGCCGATACCTTACGAACCAAAACGTCAAAATCGTTTTATCCTAAGGTTTCCATCAAGTTTGGGTATCAACGAATGGTTCGTAGAATCTTCATCAAGACCACATATAACAATTAACCCAATTCCAATTCCTTTTTTAAATACTGAAACATATGTTGCGGGTATTTTTAAATGGCAAACAATTAACGTAACGTTTAGAGACCCAATTGGACCGTCAGCGGCTCAAGCTCTTATGGAGTGGGTTCGTTTACACGCAGAATCTGTTACAGGTCGTATGGGATATGCTGCGGGTTATAAAAAAGATATTGATTTAGAAATGTTAGACCCAACGGGTGTGGTAGTTGAAAAATGGATTCTTTATGGAACATTCTTATCTGATGTTAACTTTAACGCTTTAGATTATAAATCAGATGCTTTGGCAACAATCACAGCAGTACTAAGAATGGATAGATGTGTTCTAGTTTATTAATACTATTGATAAAAAACTAAACCTAATTATATTTAACCGTAAAGAACATAAACTTTACGGTTATTTTTTTATATGGACAATCAATCAAGAGACTACGGTCAAGAAAATTTTACATTACCACACGATGTGGTACCATTACCTTCAGAAGGTATTTTTTATAAAAACAAGAAAAAAACCCTTAAGGTGGGTTATCTTACCGCTTCAGATGAGAATATCATTATGGGTGGAGGAAATGATTTAACAATTAATTTATTAAGGGCAAAAATTTATGAACCAGATATTAGAGTTGAAGAACTTATTGAGGGGGATGTTGAAGCTATCTTAATCTTTTTAAGAAATACGGCATTTGGTCCTGAAATGAGTTTGAATCTTACTGACCCACTAACTAAAAAACAATTTCAGTCAACGGTAATGTTAGACCAATTATCCATTATTAATGGACAAAAACCAAATGATGATGGAACATTTATTGTTAATCTACCTAAATCACAATCAACGGTTAAACTTAAACCATTAAATTATGGTGAAATAATTGAAATCGGTAAATTGGCTGATACATACCCACAAGGTAGGGTTGTTCCAAAAATTACGTGGAGAATGCAAAAAGAAATTATTGAAGTTGATGGCTCAACCGACAAAGCGGTAATTGCAAAGTTTATTGAATCATTACCAATTGCCGATTCAAAATATATTAGAAAATTCATGAATGACAATGAACCAAGATTGGATATGAACCGAATTTTAATGACCCCGTCAGGAGAAAAACTAACAGTAAATGTTGGGTTTGGGGTTGACTTTTTTCGTCCTTTCTTCTAACTATAGAAAAGGTCAGTTAGATGAATTTTATTATCTAAACACCTTAATGAATATTACTTACCAAGATTTTGAAAGAATGCCAGTATTTGTTAGAAAATATTTATTGGATAAATGGATTGAAGAAAACCCGAAGAAGGACTAAAATTTTTAGTCCTTCTTCTATTTATAGAGAACTAATAATATAACTTATGGCAGATATACCTGGTAAAGAAATTCTTAAAGACCTTAGTGGAATGGGGGCAAGTCTTGACGACACTTTAAATTCTTTAACGAATATGTCCAAAGAGGCATATAATCTTAATACCGCATTTGTTCAGGGTAGAATAAGAATTGACGAAATGATGGACGCAGTCTCTAAATCTGCTGCGGGTATTATTCGTTTAGGTGGAAATTTAGGTGATGTTAGTAAAACTATGTCGGATATCGCCGAGGGTTCTAGAAGGAACGTCTTAGCAACCGAAACTCAAGTTAGTAAGTTATATGCTAGTTCTAAAATATTAAGTGTTGATAGTAAAACTTTAGTTGAAAACTTTGCGTCAGTTGGTATTGAAACTTCAAAAATAGGACCAAGTATAGAAAAATCTATAAATTATGTTCAAAATCTTGGTTTAAACGCTAAGTCAGTAGTTGGGGATGTTGCAAACAATATGAAACTAATGAACCAATTTAACTTTACTGATGGGGTTCAAGGGTTAACTAAAATGGCGGCACAAGCATCAATGTTAAGGTTTGATATGCAAGAAACCGCAACATTTGCAAATAAAGTAATGGACCCAGAACAAGCTATTAATATGGCGGCGGCTCTTCAGAGACTTGGGGTTGCTTCAGGTGATTTGGCGGACCCATTTTCAATGATGAATGACGCCATTAATGACCCAGGAGCATTACAAGATAGTTTAATTAACGCTACAAAACAATTTACTGAGTTTGATGAAAAAACAAAAACATTCAAGATAAACCCACAAGGTATTTTAACCTTAAGGGAAATGGCTAAAGAGACTGGTGTTGGTTACGACACATTGGCTAAAAGTGCCCTTGCTGCCGCGGATTTAGATGAAAGATTATCTGCGGTTAATCCATCCATCAATTTTAAAAATGAAGATGATAAAAAATTGTTGGCAAATATGGCAACAATGGGTGAGGGTGGAGAATATGTTGTTCAAATTAGAGATGATAAGACGGGAGAAATTAACGATAAAAAGTTAGCAGATATTACAAAAGAGGAATTTGAAAAATTAAGAAACGCACCAAAAACGGTGGAAGAGATTCAAAAATCTCAATTAGGATTTATAGAAGGGATTGCGACTGATTTAAAATCAATAGTTGCAAAGGTAACATATGGTGTTGCGGGAGCTACACCAGTCCGTGCTAATTTAGCGGGAGCCCAAAGAATAACCTCAGCGGTTACATCGTCTATTGATGCAAAAGTTCCTGGTTCAGTTGAAATTGGTAAAAAAGTTACCGATGGAATAGAAAAACTACGTGATTTGTTTATTGATAAAGATAATAATAAAATAAGTGATGGTGATTTCTCAAGTAAAGTATCTAAACTTGGTGATGTAATTAAATCTCAATTGGAAGGTATTGGACCACAAGCTCTTGACACAGCCAAAAAAATTCTTCAAGAATCTAATAAAAAAATAACAGGAAATAGTGAGGTTGAACAAGGATTTAAAAATTTTTCAGAAAAACTTTTAAATAGTATGGGTGGGACGATTAAAAAGAGTGGAACAGAATCTTCAAATAAAGTAAAACCAACGGCACTTACAAGGGAACAAGTTGTTGGTGGTGTAACAAGAAACCCATATAGTGATGCATTGTTTAATAACACTTCTCAAACAAATCAAACAACAAACGCTAAAGTTGAATTTGGAAATTTAAACGTTAATGTTACCGCTCCAAATGGAATGTCAGAACAATCATTAACTGAAATTTTTAATAAACAACAATTTAAAGAATATATATGGGGCATAACTGGTACAAAACCAAATGAAAAGGGACAAGGAGTTCGTAGTTATGGTAAATAAAAAACACCATTAACCTATTTATTAATAAAGTTATAGATTGGGAAGTCCATTAGATTATATAAGTTCGGAAGGTTTTAGAAAAAAACTAATTACAAGAAATTTAGTTCCATATGCTAAGTCTCCATATAAGGCTACGCCCCCAATAACATATGAGGTAGTACAGTCTGATTTATCAGTTATTGATAGTCCTGATGGATTAATTGATAACCCCGTATTTGCAAATAAGTTATACCCATTAAATGAGTGGGGAGCTGATGGTGGATATAAACAAACCATAGACCCAACAGGATTAAGTAATACAACCTCAAATCAGGGTGAATATGGTCCTGGACAACAAGACGCACATATTGTAAATGAAGGTTACACCGCAATAAATTTTTATAGACCGTTAAATGCTTATGCGGATACTACAAGAGTATTTGACTCTGCGGATGCTTTTAGTTCATTAGAAACTGTAACACCTGACCATGATAGACAAACTAATAGTCAACCATATGTACCATTAATATACGTACCATCATCATATACATCGTTATCTCTTTTACTTTCATCTGACCCTCAAGGTACTAATGGATTATTAAGTCAAGATTCATATATCACCAGATTAGGTGCTGCGAAAGTTAAACAAGAGTTTCAAGATAGGATTGGTAGAGAACTACTTAGACAAACAATTGGGAGGGTAAACATATTAAATGTTAATAGTACTTCAAATCTTGTTAATATTTTAACGGGTAATGTCCCTTTAATAGAACCTAATTATCAAATAACTATACCATATAATCCTATACTTGCCGCTGCGGATTTTGCTCTTAGACTTGCGGGTACCAACGCACCTTTTTCAGAAATACCTGGTTCTTATTTTGACCCAGCCATTAACCCACCGCAACCAACAACGATAGGTCAAGCATTACTTGGAAATCCGTTGGCGGCCGTAGGTAATTTTGTTAGTAAATTATTAAGTGGCGGTAAAACAGGGTCTCAATTATTTTACGATAATACGGGTGCAGGACAAAAATCGTTATTATTTAAAAACATTAATTTTAATAGGTATAAACCAAGTTATGATAGAACAGCGTTAGATAGACTTGGTGGGGCAATTGTAGGTACAGAAACAAACAATGCTAATTTTTACATTGGCTCAACATCATCAGAACCATCAAGAGTATTTTCTCCAAGTGGAGAACTTCCTGCTAATGCCTTTGGACAAGAACTACAAGTTCCTGTTTATGGACCATCTGAGTTAGCTCAGTTATATGAAGGTCCAAGTAAAGATATTAGATTAGGTGCCAACGGCCCGACATATAGTGATGGTGGTGGTATTGAAGGAGGATTTACTTGGGTATCTCCAAAATACAAAGATAATGCTGGTAAGCATGTTGGTATTGGTGGTGAAATCATGCAACAAGATAGTGATTTCAAACCATCATCATATAATTCAACAGAATCTACAGAAAGAACATTTAGGGAGGGTTCAATCCTTGATGATACACAAAGATTAATTAATAGCCAACCAAAAGGGGGGAAAAGATTACAACACGTTGGTAATGCTATTGACCAAGTTAGTAAAGTATTCCACGATGGATATAAAGAAATGACCAAAGGTTCTAGAGTTCTAACTTATGTTGGTTCTATAGGTCAAGAAGTTGGTACTGAATATTGTAGGGTTTTTGCTAAAGATATTCCATATCTTCAATATAATGATTTACAAAAGGTTGATGGTATTGTAACTGAAGGGAGAAGATTTTCATATTCAGTGTTAGACAAGACATATAATCTTAACATTGCTCCGAACAAACAAGAAGGAGGACAAGATTCTACAAATTTAATTGGAAATACGAATACTGCTTATGCTAAAAAATATATGTTTTCTTTAGAGAACTTAGCGTGGGCAACATCAAATACTCCAGGGTTTGCGGTATCTGATTTACCTGTTTGTGAAAGAGGACCAAATGGAGGTAGGGTTATGTGGTTCCCACCATATGGTTTAACTTTTAGTGAAAGTGTTACTGCTAATTGGAATCCAAATGATTTTATTGGTAGACCAGAACCAATATATACTTACAAAAATACAAGTAGAACGGGTAGTTTAACTTGGAAAATAGTTGTTGACCATCCTTCAGTTCTGAATGTTATTGTTAATAAAGTTTTAGCTAATGAAACAAATAAAACAAGAATTGATAGTATTTTAGATTCATTTTTTGCTGGATGTAGAAAATATGATTTATATGAGTTGGCTAAAAAATATTATACAATAGGTCCAAACGATTTATATCAAATACAACAGGCAATTACTTCAAAAGAAATTACAAAAGAACAGATGGAGTATATCACCAGTACTATTACTACAATACCACAAGTTTCGGGACAAAAAGGTGGTAATATTGGTGGGAATGGTGGAAATGGTGGAGCACCTATTAATTTTGATAAGTATTTAAATTTAGGGTTTTATTTTTCTAATGATTATCCTAAACCAAACGGGGCAAAAACAGATGCGGAGTTTTTGGTTAATACACCAAATTATAATTTAATGTATGATGAATATATAAATGAAAAACCAACATATTCTGTAAAACCAAACGGGCCTGAATTAGATGAAAATTATAATACCGTTGTTACACCAAATTATGAAGTTGGAAAACAATTGGCAATAGATATTGCTAATCAATTAAAACAAAATCCAAATGGAACGATTACATTAACAATAGATTCAAGTTGCTCTGCACCAGCATCACAAACATATAATATTGAATTATCAAAAAGAAGAATTGCTTCCACAATTAAGTTTTTTGCTGAAGATTTAAA